GGTTTCGTCCGTTTCTCCTGATTATATGACGGATAAAACCCGGGTATCTTGCCGGCCTCGCGCTGAATTCGCGACAATTCACGCGGGCTTAATTTAGCGAAGGGTAGCAAATCCTTCTGCCCTGATACCACAAACTTGGTGAACTGTTCAAACAGAGGATGATCTACGCAGTTCTCAAGGATCATGTAGCACCGCGTACAAAACATATCTGAATTCCATTGCTTAGGATTGTGAAACTTCTCCGGATTAAGCAACGAATTTAGAGCCCTGACGGTTGGATACACACCGCCAAGCACCTCTGAGTCGTCTCGGGAGAACCATCCCTTTGCGAAGAGACGTTGGAGGAAAGTGCAGTATTCCTCTTCATTCGACTGTTTTTCTTCCTTTCCAGGAAGACCATTCTTTGCCCAGAAATCGACAATCTTCGATGAGTCAGGAGCTTCGTCGAAAAACCAGACGTAATCATCACCAATTCCCATTCCGTCCTCTACTGACAGAGAGAGGCTGTTGTCAGAAATGAATCGGTCAAACATTCCCATTTGGAAGATTGTTTCGCTTAGCTGCGTCCATCCGGATCCGGAAGCTATTCCGTGCTGTTGATTCCGAATGATCGAGTGGCGACCGACTAGTAAGTCAATCTCTGCTACATGAGTTAGACTTCTATCCATATAGTCGGGTTCCGCAAATAATGGATTTACCATAGAACTCACCATCTCAAGTTGCGACATCTGCATATGAGCGTCCATTGCAGTGGTATCCCCACCGAAGGCGTAAGGGTGAGCTTTCCATAATTCTGTGAATCTACGCTTTACATGTTCGAATCCCAGCCAAGGGGTAACGTATTGATTACTGTAAAGGCTGCGCTGTAAAGGCATAGTCGCGCGATATTCAACAAGGTTCATAGCCATGGGGTACATCCAGACCACACGGAGTTTACCATTGTATGAACGAAACAGAATTATAGCTGGATATTGATAAACGTCATCCAGTGAACGTTGTGCAGCTTGTACGCTCTGGTCACGCACAAGAGCTCGCCTTTTAAATAGTGGCCAACCGCTATTTGTGGAGAGAGTATCGCGAGTTGCCATATCATCAGTAACGAACTGTAGGCCCCAGTAATTGAGAGACTTTGGACGTATCCCGCAAATATCTGCCAGATTACGAAGCTGTAATTCACATTTCGAGTTAGGCACATACTGATCTGCGAATGATTCGACTGCAATAGCTTCGCTAATTGGAGGAACTTCCCCTTGAGGACCAAATTTCTCAATTTGTTTGGTATCAAACTGGTAAACTTTTTGCTCAAATGGAGATCCATTCTCGAGTGTCCCCAAGATTTCAAGCCACTTAGAAAGAGTAACTTGTGAATCTTCTTTCTCATACAGCCATGAGTGTTCGGTAGCAGGGCGTCCATCTTCGAGAAGGTCAAGATAGTGGCGCAGGCCATTGTTTTCCGCGATAACATGTTCCTGGGCAGGACTGATCTTTGAAATCTTCATTTGTCCACCTCCTTGCGGTATTTAAGTGAGGCATTGGCTGATGTAGTTGGACTACTACAAACAGATGGTTCATGGTCGTCACGAACCACTGTGCTCCAGTCGCCAACTGGATGTCGTAGCTGGTACATATTTCCTTTCGCGCATATGTCCCTAGCGCATTGACGAGCGTTCCATTCGTCGTAGATACGGAGGAGAGTGACCGTCTCAGAATGGAAAATCGACCGCTCCATTCGATTGAATGTTAGTGTGAACTTGTCATGATCAAACACTTCACGTAACATTTCAACGAGTGTGTCTGGATACACACCGTTTCGATGATGCAATAGCATATCATCTACTCCTTTCTTAAAATT